GTTTATGGTATACTTGAAGAAGTTGAAAATATAAATCTATTAGATGAAAGGGAAAAATATTGGATTCAATATTATGATACTGTAAATAATGGATTTAATATCAAAGAAGGTGGTAAGTGTTCTAGAGGATTTAAACAATCACAAAGTTCCATAGAAAAAAGAAGGCAAAAACTTCTTGGTAAAACTTTAAGTGAAGAACATAAACAAAAATTAAGCAAAGCACATAAAGGAAAAGTTCTTTCAAAAGAAACAGTTGATAAAATGATTGTATATAAAACTGGAAGAAACTTGACTGAAAGTTGTAAAGAAAAAATTTCAAAGTCTCATTGTAAAAATACATATGAACTGGAAAATAAAAATGGAATGGTATTGATAATAAAAAATTTAGCAAAATTTTGTAGGGAAAATAATTTTTCTCAAAGTTATTTTACTAGAATTTTAAAAGGGGAAAGAAAAACTTATAAAGGATGGAGCATAAAAAAACTTGACTCAGGACAAGAAGAAGAGTATACTTATGAAGAAGATAAAAAAAGTAAATTTTCAGGATTTAAATTTTAAATACTATGACTCAACGAATTGATTTTGGCAAATATCAAAACTTTGTAGATGCTGTTACAAGTGATGCATCTAAAGATTTTCTTGCTCTTTCTGACCGTATGGTTCAGCTGGATGAAAAGGGTGCAAATATCGAAAGACTCCTAACTGCTGGTGTTGGAATTAATGCTGAAGGTGGTGAATTCCTTGAAATTGTAAAGAAACTTATTTTTCAAGGTAAGTCTTGGAATGATGAGACTCGCACGCACTTAATTAAGGAACTTGGTGATACTTTATGGTATGTTGCTCAGGCTTGTATTGCTCTTGATGTTTCCTTTGATGAAGTGGTTCAAACAAATATTGATAAACTGATGAAGCGTTATCCAGATGGATTTTTTGACGCATATTATAGTGAAAATCGTGAAGAGGGAGACATTTGATGAGCAAAAACGTAAGTATTAAAATTGATTTGATTTCTGCGGCAACTGTGAGGCAAGTTCTTTTTGACGCACAAAAAGGATATAGTTATGAGTTTCCAACGGAAAGGATTAATAAAATTCGAGAAGTAATTGGTCTTCTTGATGAGAAGATCGAAGAACAAGTAAAAGAATAAATTTTAACTCTCTCTTTCTAAATACAAGAAAGGGGGGGATTTTTTATGTCTAATCCAGCACTAGCAGGAAAACAATATGAGATTACTCTTAGAAATAAATTAAAATCAGTTTTTAAAAATATTCCAAAAAATGCTGGATTTGGAAGTGGTCCAGACTTAACTATACCTTCTGTTAACAATCCAGGACAGACACTTTTAGTTGAAGCAAAAACAACCACACAGGCTGACTTTGGGCAAAAGGCAATCACATTTAATGGAACTTCTTGGGTCGCAAAATTTGATGGAACAGAACCACAATCAATAGTTAGTTTGTATAATTATCTTTATTCGCAATATGATGTAGATAGAAAAATACAACAAACTTGGGGACTACCAAATAATGAATTGACTGCTACTGATTTGCGAGATATTATCAATAATAATAGTCTTGGTAAAGTTTTATATTATGAAAAACTTTTAATTGAAAAAACTGGAAAAGCAAATCCATTTCCACAAACAACAATAGCATCTGGACCAGATATTGTTTCTAAAATTATATCTTATTATAATAGTAAGGGTATAAATTATATACAGATAAAAAATGAAGGATTTTATATTCTTGGTAATGATAGAATGGGTTTAAATTCAAAACTTCCAATTGATATACCAAGATTTGCTCCATCATCTGCTAGTTTAGTTGTTAGAGGTAAAACAAGTAATAGTAATGGAACATTTAGACCAACATTAACATTAAAAAGTGAAGGTGTTGCGAGAAGTAATTTTTCATTAGATGATGCTAATGATTTGAGATTACTTCGTGACAGTTTCTAGTGAATAAATAACTAAAAATACCATATAAATGAAAAGTTTTGCTAGATTTATTAAAGAAGCAGTAGAAACACTTGCGTCTACTGAAGCAAAGAACCGCGGACTTAAAGGAAACGGTCATGGTGATTGGTATGATACTCAAGGAAATTTTGTAGCAAAAACTGTAGGTGGAAAGTTAAAATATTTCGGTCAAGGTGGTGCTGACGAACAACAGCAACAAGGAGAAAAGAAGAAGGCAACAGTAAAACAGAAACAGAAAGCACCACAACAAGTAGCACAGCAGCAGCAAGCAGAACCAGAGCAAGTGAATGGTGTTGCTATTGTAATTGGAAGATTCAATCCACCATCCAAAAATCACGGAGCATTATTGAAAGCAGGATATTCTCAGGCAACTCGAAGAAGATTTGAGTTTAGAGTTTATCCAAGTCGTATTGAAGATGGAGCAACAAATCCACTCAATCCAGGATTGAAGATTTCTTATATGCAATCGATGTTCCCAGAGTATGCGGAGTATATTGTAGATAGTGATAATGCAAAAACTATTTTTGATGTTTTGGGTTCTGTGTATGATGATGGATATACTGATGTTGTAATCATAACGGGACAAGATAGACTTGGTGAATTCCAAAGTTTAGTTCATAAAGGAGACGGACAGCAATATCAGTTCAATAATATTGAGGTAGTCCCATCTGGAATAAAAGACCCTGATAGTGATGTTGAAAGTCCTGGTTCTTCTGCGATGATGAGAACAGCAGCAGCAACAGGAGATTATGAAAGATTTGCTACTGGACTTCCAGCAAATATGGATACCGCAGAGAAACAGGAAATGTTTAATACTGTTTCTCGTTCAATGAAAGTGAGTGAAGATACTGAAATCTGGAAGATTGCTCCGGAATTGGATTATGAGGGAATGAGATGGAATTATAAAAAGAATGGTTTATTTGATGTTGGTGCTTTGGTAGAAAATTTAAATAGTGGATTAGTTGGAAGAATTCTTCGTAGAGGAGCAAATCATTTAATTTGCGTAACGAAAGAAGGTGTGATGTTTAAGAGTTGGTTGAAAGATGTTCGTGAAGTTTATGAGGTTGGGACTTGTGAATACAGAGCACATACACAAAAGATGACACCAGGACAACCAGTAAATTCTTATACTGATGTTAAAATAAAACCAACAATGAAGAAAAATATAAATACCAGTAGGAAAAAAGTATCTAAGTAAAATGAGACCTTGGAAGGAAATTATCACTGAAGCAAAAGATAAAAAAAATATGACTGCTGCTGAAATTAGAAAAGCAGGTGAAGCAGCATTGAAAGACGAACAAACAAAAAATAAAAAGGAAAAACAAGCACAAGCACAAAAATCAAAAAATAAATACTATAAGTTAGCAAAAAAAAGGGAGAAGAGAAAAGGTGAACAACTTAAATTCTCTATCGACCAAGCTAGAAAAAATGCTGAAGCAAGGAAAAATAAAGAATTAGAAGATATTAAAAATAAACCCAGACAAGCTGCAAGTGCTGCTCTTTCTGATATTAAAACACAATCAATTTCACAGAGAGATAGTGATGCGACTGCTTATACAAAGGTAGTTGGAAATGTTTCATCTCTTGCTGGTGGAATTGCGAAAGCAGGGATTGGTTACGCTGTAGCAAAACATAAAGCAAAAAAAGCAGCAGCAGAGGCAGAAAAAAATGATGTAGAAAGTAAAATACCAAAGAAGAAACCAAGAAAAAGTGGACTTTTAGGTGGTAGACCTCCCAGTGGAGGGCAAACTCCTCCTTCTGGTGGTAGTCCAACTCCTCCTTCTGGACCAAATGGACCAAAACCTCCTGCTGGACCAAAGGGTCAAGAAGCAAAACCAACAAAACGTGTTGCACATAAAGCACCAACCATATATGGATTTCCTGTTGGAAATCAAGCTAGATCAATTGCACTTGCTGGTAAAACTATATCTGGAAAATTTTCTACTATTGGACGAGGTGGGGAAAATGCTCTTAGCAGAAGAATTGATAAAGCAAATAAAGTAAAAAGACCATACAAAGGAAATACATCAAACATTAAAGAAAAATATTCCAATTGGAGAGATGAATTTCTTATTGAGCAGGGATTGCTTTTTGAAGTTGAAGATGAGACTAATAAAACTGATAAAACAGAAAAGAAAAAAATTATTGATGTGATGCGTGGTAAAAATAAAATTGAAATCAATCCAACCATGAAAGAGGAGAAGGACCAGGAAGGTGGAATGGTTCATAATGAACTTGCTACGATGGAAAGAGCAGTTAAAACTCTTCGTAAAAAGATAAAATCTCCAAATCAACAACTTCCTGCTTGGGTTCAATCCAAAATCTCAAAAGCAGCAGATTATATTGATAGTGTTGCTGATTATATGTCTGGTGAAACTGAACCTGTTTCAGAAGAATGTGGATGTGAGGATGATGGAAAAAAAGTTCTTGCGATGATGATTATCAAAAAAGCAGTGGACGTAAAGAAGAAAAAGAACTTTCAATTAAATTCTGGAATTATTGGTGAAGCAAAAACTGCTGCTTGGCAACGTGAGGAAGGAAAGAATCCTGAAGGTGGTCTAAATGCTAAAGGTAGAGCATCTGCTAAAGCACAAGGACATAATCTAAAACCACCAGTTACAACTCCACCATCAAAACTTGACCCTGATAGTAAATCAGCAAAACGTAGAAAGTCTTTCTGTGCTCGTATGGGTGGGATGCCTGGTCCTATGAAGGATGAAAAGGGAAGACCAACAAGAAAGGCACTTTCATTAAGAAAATGGAACTGCTGATAAATATAATAAATGAATATTAGGGGAGTTTGATACTCCCATATTTTTATAAATAAGTTTAGGAAAAAAATTAACGAGAAATCACATGGCACTTTGGGGTATTTCAACAAACGCAGAGACTGCAGCAAATAATTATGCAATTCCCAAATACTTTGGTGAGTATTCTGCAATTAATTCTCAATTTGAAGCAACTGACAAGAACAGAAGTCCTTATAATTGCTTTGCAACAAATGCTGGATGGACTTATAGGCATTATGGAACCAGAATGCATTCTGGTCTTTCTACAAGTTATTATGACGAGTTGATCGTACAAGTTTCTGGATTGAATACCACTGGTTCTGGCACAAGTACAGTTGGTCTCGGGACTGCTACTCCAATTGCCGTTTTCTTTGAGGATCCAAACCTTGCATCTCCAATTAGTATTGGTGCTGGTGGAACAACTGGAATTGCAACTGGGACTACTGGATACGTTCACATAGTTTGGAACGAAGCAGTTTATTGTTCTGCTGGTGCAACTGTTCTCATTACTCCATCTACTGGTTCAAATATTGTTGCTACTGCTGCTTCTGCAGGGGCTCCAGTTTCACTCAATATTCCTGGAGTAGGGCAAACTGTAATTACTTTTAACGGACAAATAACCAATAGAGTTGCTTTTGCATTTACTGCACCTTCAACTGGAATTGGAACTGTTTTAAGAATTGCTACTGGAAATGGAGTAGTTGGAACAATTACCGATTTCTCTGGTGGTGCAGCAGTAGATAAAGTTATTAATGGATTAGTTAAAAATATTGCTGGTGCAGGAACTACTTCTGGTGTCGGTATTGGGACAACTACTTTAACGATTAAAGCATGATATGAGATTTGATGAATTGAATGAGGATAATTATCTATTATTTGCTATTAAATATTATGATAATCCACAATCTGTAACTAAAGATGATTTTTATGAGGACCTAAAAAGGTTCAAGTGGATAAAGAGATTATTGAAGAGACATAAAACAACTGGTGAGCTAAATGCTCACCTTTTGATTAATCATTTTATTATTCTTTATAATGTTTTTGGTGATGCAGCAACACCTTTATTGTTTTATAAAATAGATAGTGAATTTTGGACTGTTGTTAAAACTTTTATAGTTTATCTTGGAAGGTTGCCAGAAGTTCCAAAAACTAAAATTCACAATATTCCAATTGATGTAGACTGTTTAGAACAACTTAATTTAATCTAATGAAAGAATCTACCCTAGACAAAATTATTTCAATTGTAAGACATTATATTATTGAAGATGGAATGTCAGCATCTGCTGTTCCTACAAATTCCACAAACCCACCAGGTCAAATAAATATAGCAGGACTTCCACCAGATAATCCACCTGTTTTTAAGAAAAATAAAAAAAATATATTTTTAGGTAAAGGTTCTCGTAAGAACTGGATGCAAAAACGAAACCCACCACAATAATTAGTAAAATGTTTCCACCATCATCTACAGAAACAAAAATAGCAGTACTTGAAGAACGTATTAATGTTTACGAGCAGATGATGGAACGCATTGACACTGCGATTCAGAAGATAGGAGAAACGAGTCAAAATATCAGTCAAATGCTTGCCATTCATAATGAAAAGATTGAGCAGTGCAATAGAACAGACAATATTATTGTAAAGATGATTGAAGATATTAAAGTATCATCAAAAGAACAACACGAACAAATAAGTGAAAAGTTGGGTGAAAGAATAGGGAAAGTAGAAGAAAAGGTAGAAAGTATTTCAAAATTTAGATGGCAAGTACTGGGTGGTTTAGCAGTACTTGCCATCTTCATTAAATTTGCCCCACCCGCATTAAATCTCTTGACAACACATCATAATTCAAGTAGCATAGAGAGAACGAAGTAATATTCTTTTTTGTAATGAGTTTTGTTGATTCCAAATACATCGGGCTGGTATCTTCCCGACTGGATAAGTTTGCTAAGAAAAAAGAAGGTCTTTATAACTTTCGGTGCCCTTACTGCGGTGACAGTCAAAGGACAAAGAGTAAGGCAAGAGGATATATTTACCAATTAAAGAACGACCATAATTTTAAGTGTCATAATTGTGGAACTTCTAGAACATTTACAAACTTTCTCAAAGATTTAGATGTTGTTCTTTACGACCAGTATGTGATGGAAAGATATAAAGAAGGAACTACTGGAAAAAGGTCTCAAACAAAGAACCCAGAGTTTAAGTTTGAGAAACCAAATTTTTCAAAAAAGGCATTTGACCTGCCTACCATCGCAGAACTAAATAAAGAACATTCTGCAAGAAAATACTTAGAAGATAGAAAAATACCTAACAACTATCTGTGTGAATTGTATTTCTGTGAAAAGTTTAAAGAATGGACCAACACGCAAAAACACACCTTTGATAAAGTAGAACGGGACGAACCACGAATTATTATTCCTTTAATCAATAAAGGAGAAATATTTGGATTTCAAGGTCGTAGTTTAAATAAAAAATCAAAGGTGAAATACATTACAATTATTCTTGATGATACACATCCAAAAATTTACAATTTGGATAAACCAGACTACGACAAAATTGTTTATGTTGTTGAAGGACCAATTGATAGTATGTTTTTGGATAATTCAATTGCTATGGTTGGTGCAGACATCGATAAAATGTTTTTCATATCCAACTTTGCAACAGAATTTGTAATGGTGTATGACAATGAAAAACGAAATAAACAGATCGTAGATAGAATGGAAAAAGCAATACAAATGCGATTTCCAATCGTCATTTGGCCGAATGACTTGAAAGAAAAGGATATTAATGATATGATCCTTTCAGGAATTGATGCCCCAAAAATCATCAAGGAAAATACTTATATGGGATTAGAAGCAAAAGCAAAACTTATTGGATGGAAACGAGTATGAGCAACGGTACAAAGGTAATTAAGAGAAGTGGTGATAATGAACCTCTTGATCTCAATAAACTTCACTTAATGGTTGAGGAGGCATGTAGGGACCTCTCTGGTGTTTCTGCATCACAGGTCGAGATGCAATCTGGTATTCAATTCTATGATGGAATTACAACAGCAGAAATTCAGGAAATTTTAATTCGTTCTGCATCTGATTTGATTGATTTGGAAAATCCAAATTATCAATTTGTTGCAGCAAGACTACTTCTGTTTTCGGTGAGAAAATCTTTGTATGGAAGAGTTCAAGATCATCCTACTTTTGTAGATCATATTAAGAAATGTGTTTTTGCTGGAGTATATGATTCAGAAATCTTGACTAACTATACAGAGGAAGAACTTAATCGTCTTGGTGGTTATATTAATCATAACCGTGATTATCTATTTACTTATGCTGGTCTTCGTCAAGTAGTTGATAAGTATCTTGTTCAAGACCGTAGTGCTGGGCAAGTATATGAAACTCCACAGTTCATGTATATGATGATTTCTGCGACTATTTTTGCTAGATATCCAAAAGAAACTAGAATTTCTTATGTCAAACGATACTACGACGCAATCTCCAAACACAAAATCAACATTCCCACACCTATCATGGCAGGAGTGCGAACTCCACTTCGACAATTTGCTAGCTGTGTTCTTGTTGATGTTGATGACACCCTCGATAGCATCTTTAGTTCTGATATGGCTATCGGCAGGTATGTTGCACAAAGGGCGGGAATCGGCATCAACGCAGGTAGAATCCGTGGCATCAACGCTAAAATCAGAGGTGGAGAAGTTCAGCACACAGGTGTTGTCCCATTCCTCAAGAAGTTTGAAGCAACTGTCCGATGCTGCACTCAAAATGGCATCAGAGGTGGATCAGCAACTGTCCACTTCCCAATCTGGCACCAAGAAATCGAAGATATCCTAGTACTAAAAAATAACAAAGGAACCGAAGACAACCGTGTTCGTAAGTTAGACTACTCTATCCAAATCTCTAAACTGTTCTATGAACGATTCATCAAGAATGAAGAGGTCTCTCTCTTCTCCCCACACGCAGTTCCTGGTCTGTATGATGCTTTTGGAACTGATGCTTTTGACGAGTTATATGTACGTTACGAACGAGATGAGTCTATTCCTAGAAAGACTATCGGAGCTCAAGAACTCTTTCTGGACCTCCTGAAAGAACGTGCTGAAACTGGTCGTATTTACATTATGAATATCGACCATTGCAATTCTCACTCATCCTTTATGGATAAGGTTGAGATGAGTAATCTTTGTGTTTCTGGTGATACTAAAATCAAAATTAGATATCCAGAACCCATTTATAATGATATTGGTGAAGTATCTGATTGGAGAGTTTGTGAGATTGAAATTCATATTGAAGATTTAGAAATTTACCTTTCTGATAGGATAGCTATAATTGCATGTCTTTGTGATGATGTTCCTCAAATAGAAGTTCTTTCTTATAATATAGAAACTAATCAACAAGAATGGGCACCTATTACAGCATTTGCCGAAACATCACCAAAAGCAAAGGTAATGAAAATTACTGATGAAGAAAGTGGTAAGAGTATTGTAGTTACACCAGAGCATCAAGTATTCACAAAAAATCGTGGATATGTAGTGGCAAAAGACCTAACCGAAACCGATGAGTTGGTAATTAACTAATAGGATAGGGAGTGTAATTTCTACATTTTATAAATAGTTATGAGATTACACTTCCTATTATGAAAACCTATATTGTATATAAAATTACGAATAAGAAAAACGGAAAGTCTTATATAGGAAAATCTGAATATCCATTAGAGCATCGTTGGAATCGTCATTTATCATCAGCAAGAAATGGTTCTAAATTTAGATTTCATTCTGCTATTAGAAAATATGGGGAAGATTGTTGGGACTTATCTGTGATTGAAACTTACCAAACTGAAGATGAAAACTTTATTAATGAAAAGGAAACTCACTTCATTAAACTCTTTGAAAGTGATACTAAAGGTTATAATGCTACTTCGGGGGGAACTGGTGGATGGATGCTTCCAAGATGCTCACAGGAGGTTCAGGAAGAGTGGAGAAATGGTATTTCCATAAGAACTATTGGTTACAATAATCCAAACTATTCTGGATACACTGATGAGGAACTCATAGAAGTAGGTGTAAAGTTTGCTAAAAAATATGGATTTATTGGTGGAAGGAAAAGAATAGTTGAGTTTGCTCTTAGTGAATTAAATATTAAGTTTCCAAAACATTTCTCCAAAAATAGATTTGACGGAAACCATCAAAACTTTTATAAATCTATTGAAGAACAAACTGGATTGGTGTATAATCCTTATTATAGAGACGAAACTCAAAGAAAACTTGCTAAACAACTTTTAGAACAAAATAGGAGAAAAAAATGCTAAAGATTGAATATCTTGAAGAAGAAATCCCAGTTTATGATATTACAGTAGAAGGAACTCATAATTTCTTCGCAAATGATATTCTAGTCCATAATTGCCAGGAAATTACTCTTCCAACAAAACCACTTCAACACATTGATGATCCCAATGGGGAGATTGCACTTTGTATTCTTTCTGCTGTTAATGTTGGCAAAGTAAAGTCTGATGATGAATTTGAAGATCTTTGTAATCTTTCTGTTCGTGGTTTGGAAGAATTGATTGATTATCAAAACTATCCTGTAGTTGCTGCAGAGATTGGAACCAAAGCACGTAGATCTTTGGGTGTTGGGTACATTGGTTTGGCACACTATCTTGCTAAACTTGGTTTTAATTACGATACTCAAGAAGCTTGGGATGCGGTTCATCAATTGTCTGAATCGTTCCAATATTTCCTTCTAAAAGCATCAAATGAAGTTGCTAAAGAAAAGGGTGCCTGTGAATATTTTAATCGCACTAAGTATTCGCAAGGTATTCTTCCAATTGATACTTACAAGAAAGATGTGGATGAAGTTTCTTCTGTTGCTCTTCAGCACGATTGGGAAGCGTTAAGGCAATCAATCAAAGAGTTTGGTCTCAGGCACTCCACTCTTACGGCACAGATGCCATCTGAATCCAGTTCTGTCGTCTCCAATGCCACAAACGGCATCGAACCACCTCGTGGATTTTTATCAATTAAGAAATCTAAAAAAGGTCCTCTCAAACAAATTGTTCCACAATATCAACATCTTAAAAACAACTATACGTTGCTTTGGGATATGCCTAGCAATCGTGGTTATATTAATATTGTTGCAGTTATGCAGAAATTCTTCGATCAAGCAATTTCTGGAAACTGGTCGTATAATCCAGAAAATTATACCAATAATGAAGTTCCTGTTAGCGTAATGGCACAAGATATGCTTACTTGTTTTAAACTTGGGCATAAGACGGCATATTATCAAAATACATATGACAATAAGACCGACGAAATTAAGGAGGAAAAAACTAATATTGACGATTTGGTTAAAGAACTTTTAGAAGGGGGGGAAGACGACTGTGAATCCTGTAAAATTTAGAATCACTGCAGAGAAAGAAAAAATGATTGAAGGAATGACCGTATTTAATACTCAAGAGGTAGATGCCAAAAAGCAACCTATGTTTTTTGGTGCTCCTCTTGGAGTTCAAAGATATGATTCTTATAAGTATCCTGTCTTTGATAAATTAACTCAACAACAGTTAGGATATTTCTGGAGACCTGAAGAAGTTTCTTTGCAGAAAGATCGTTCGGATTATCAAACTCTTCGTCCAGAACAAAAGCACATCTTTACTTCTAATTTGAAGTATCAAATTCTTTTGGATTCAGTTCAAGGTCGTGGTCCAGGGATGGCATTTGCACCTTACTGTTCACTTCCAGAATTGGAAGCCTGTATGAAGGTTTGGGAGTTTATGGAGATGATCCATAGTCGTTCCTATACATACATTATTAAGAATGTTTATTCTGATCCAACAGAAGTTTTTGATTCCATTTTAAATAATGAAAAGATTTTAGAAAGAGCATCATCAGTTACTGGTGCTTATGATGACTTTATTAATTCCGCACAACTTTATGGAAACTCAAATCTTTGGGTTCACGCACAAGAAGGTGCTGGATATGCGAAAGATGAACGTATTGAACTCAAAAGAAAACTCTATCGTGCAGTCGCAAATGTCAATATTCTCGAAGGTATCAGGTTTTACGTTTCGTTCGCTTGCAGCTTTGCGTTTGGTGAACTCAAACTTATGGAAGGATCCGCTAAAATTATCTCTCTCATCGCAAGAGACGAAAATCAGCACCTTGTCATTACTCAAAACATCCTCAATAAGTGGCGTGAAGGAGATGATGCAGAAATGCAACAAATTTCTAAAGAAGAAGAGGAATGGGTAAGAAGTGCTTTTGATAATTGTGTAAATGAGGAGAAAAGGTGGGCAGAGTATTTGTTTAAAGATGGTTCAATGATTGGATTGAACGACAAACTCCTTTGGAGTTATGTTGAGTGGATTGCTAATCGTCGAATGAAATCTATTGGTATTAAACCACTTTATGATATTTCTGCTAAGAACAATCCTCTTCCTTGGACAGAGCATTGGATTAGTTCCAAAGGACTTCAAGTCAGCCCACAACAAACGCAGGTGCAGTCTTATATTGTTGGTGGAATTAAACAAGATGTTGCTGCAAACACATTTGCTGGATTTCAACTTTGACTAATACAAGAAACTGAAATATAATATTATATAAATAGTATTAGAGTTCAGTTTCTTGTTTATGTATTATGTTTATGAATTAATAGACCCAAGAGTCAATCTGCCTTTTTATGTTGGAAAGGGAAAAGATGATCGGGTTTATTTTCATTTGTCCGAAAAAACAAGAGCAAAAAGTGATAATGAAAGAAAATTTAATAAAATACAAAAAATAAGAAAGGAGGGGTATGAACCAGAAGTCAAAATAGTTGAATATTTTGAAAATGAAAATGATGCTTATTTTTATGAAGAATCATTAATACAAAAATATGGAAGAATACGATATGATGAGGGTGGAATATTAACAAATATTTGTGAAAGCTCAAGACCACCAAATCATAGAGGAAAAACATACCAAGAAATATATGGTGATAAGTGGGAAGACCAAATAGAAAAAAGAAGAAATTTGCAACTTTCTGTTGGTGGATATGGACCTAAAAAACATAGTGAAGAAACAAAAAGGAAAATAAGTAAAAAGGTTGCGGGAGAGAATAATCCAAGTTATGGTATTCCTTGTAGTGAAGAAAGAAAAAGAAAAATAAGTGAAAAGGCAAAGGAAAGATATGCTGCAGGTTTTAAACCACCATCTGCAAAAATTTGGAAACTCACATCTCCAGAAAATAAAGAATATGTTATTGTTGGTGGATTAAAGGAGTTTTGTAAATCTCAAAATATCTCATATGCTACTATGAGTGCCGCAATTAAGTATGATAGAAGAGGTCCAAGAAGAAATGGGTGGAGTATTGAAGAGAAAATTTAGAATATCACTACCAGAAGATGAGTGTGTAATAAAACTTCAAGAGTATTGTAGTTTTTCTTCTATTCTATTGAAAGTTCCTGTGGTAGTTAAACCTCTATGTTCTGATGCAAACTGCCACAATAATGTAAATAAGTATGTAAATACTTATGGGGGGGAAAGAATAAGTGGATATTATCTAATTACAGATATTGATGATGAGAATTATGGATGTGCGATATACCATAGCATCTGGAAAAATACTTATGGAAACTTAATAGATATAACACCATTTGAAGATAGTAGAGAATATAATATGTTTTGTGAGTTCAATGGTAAAGACTATTATTCTGGTGTTATTTTTAACAATGGAGAATATGAAGTATTAAAACCAGGATTAAATGTAATATGAGGGGTTACGACCCCTCTTTTTTTTATAAATAAAAAAAAGTATTACTTATTCATATGTCTGGAATTTCTAAGTTCAAAAGAATTTACAGTGAGGGTGTTGCAGCAGAACATCCAGACGTTGCGGGACAACCAGAATTTGCAAGTAAAGCAGATAAAGAAATTGCTCGTAGAAGAGCAGCAAGAGCAAAGAAAGCAGGACCACAACTTCCAAGTTTTGTTGCGTCAGTAAAGAAAGAAGAAACTGAACTTGATGAAGAAAAACGTCCATTTCCTTTTGAAAAAGTAGAAGCAAAAAAAGAAAAAGTAAAAAAAGGTTCTCTATATGCTAGAGACAAAGGGGATTCTTCTCCAGTCAGTGATTCTGAAATGGAAGCAACCAGAAAATTTAACAAAATGAGTGTAGTTAGTGCTGCTGAAACTAGAAAAAAACAAAAAGCAGATAGAAACGAAGAGTTTGAACTTGATGAAAAGATTGATGTGGGTGCTGATGCTGGTGCGACAATCAGTGATTTCGTTCATTCAAAAAGCAAAACTTTCAAGGGTGATAGCAAAAAGCAAAGAATTAAGAGAGCACTTGGTGCTTATTATGCGGCACAAAGAGAAGAAACAGAAAATATTTACAACTATGTAATTGAAACTTTGGTTGCTGCAGATTATGCAGAGAGTTATGAAACTGCTGAAAATATGTTCGAACATATGAGTAGTGAATTTGTAGCAGTTATTCTTGAAGAGTATATTGAAGAAGCAAAACGTTCAAGAACTGAAAGAAGAGCAAAAAATGCTGGAAAGAAAGGATATAATAAAGAAGGAAAACCTGTTCCCAAAGTTAGCAAAACACACGTTATACATGATGTGGATGATAATGTCGCAGACCAAAGACATCCAGATGCTGCTAAAATTGATTTACACAAAAAGGACTCAGGTTCCTATAAACACGTTAAAGCAATGACCCCCAGTGAATTTGCCCATACCCCACTTGAACCCAAACATGAATATGGATTTGATGAATTTAGAGATACAGATAAATTCAAAAAAACTACTAAAAAAACAAAAGTAGCTGGAATGGGAGATAGTCCAAGAAGACCCGCAAAAAAATCTGTTGTTACTGCTCGTGGGGGATCTGCATTTGGAAGTAATAAACCTAGCACTCCTATGGATGACCCCGGATCATTTGCGAAGGATTTGAGGGACAGAATTGGAATAAGAGGTCTGAAAAGAAAAGATGTTCATTTTACTGGTGGAATGAGTAAAGGACCAAATAAAGGTCTTTCTGGTCCTAAAAAAAAGGGTAAATTAGTTTCAAAAATTGTAGACCCAAGTGATAGGAAAGAAATAACAACAGATGATCACCTTGGTAATACAAGAGCTATGGCTGCTGCCGCAAGTGCTGCTGCACCCCAGGCTAAAGTTGTAGCATATCAATCAAGACCTGCTACAAGAAAACCAAAAGGAAAAGGAAAAGTTGGAGATATAGTTCCAAAAAGAGTTGGTAAGGAAAATAAACCAGGAGATACTAATATAGGAATAAGAGCTAACTCAGGTGCTCCAAAATCTACTAAACAAACACAAAGAGCACGTAAAAAAGCAAGAAGAGGTATGGGAGAAGAGATGTCTTCTTATGAATACTGGAAACAGTTTGTTGATTGATTATGAAAACATTTAAACAGTTTTGTATCGAAGCATACCAAATACAAGAACTTTTTGGGTTTGGTGAAACCCCAAAACCAAAACCTTCCAATAAAGTTTTAGCTTATAAGAATTATCAATCAGGTGTTTTGGATAAAGATACTGGTAAATTCACTCAAAGAACACATAGTGATGAGGAGCAACAAAGATATGGATGGAAACCAGTAAAGGTAAGTTCTTATAGTAAAGCAGATACACCAGGGCCAAAAACTGCTAGTGGGCACAAATTTGATGATAATCAGAGATTAGTTGCTGTTCCTTATAAGTACAAAGAGAAGGAAGTACCAAAAGGAGTGTGGAAAGGTACTCCATCTACACCTTTTGGTACTAAAATGGACCTCACAACAAAACCTATGGGAACAGCAACAAAGGTTGTTAAAACTTCAGTTCAAGATACTGGTAATTTTGGAAGAGCAGGAGATACTAATAAAGAAGTTAAGATGGATTTGAGTTTGAGAACAGCAAAAGATTTAGCACCAGTCTCTACAGCAAATGAATTTGGAAAAAGAATGGTATATGCTAAGGTTTCACCATCTGCGAGTAAATAAAAAGAATAAATAAGTATAGAAAAGTACTTTTTACTACTCCTAAGAAGATGAATAGAAAAGATTTGGACGCCTTGAATGAGTTGTATTTGGGTGTTTATAGTGGGGAGCAGTTGAATGAAGGTCCACTTACACCAGATCAAATTAAATACAGAAATGAACGTGCTGGATTAGGGGTAGTAAGTAGAGGTGGTAAATTTGTAGCAACGGGAAAAGTCGATCCAAATTTGACTAGCGATTGGGAATGGATGACCAGTAGTCAAGCAGGCAAAAGGCAACAACTAAGAGCTCAGAAACTTGCTGCTGACTTGAATAAAAAACAACAAGAAGTAAGAATATCAAGAGCACAAAATGCTGCTATTGCAGCAGCAGATAAGGCAGAAAAAGCAAAAGCAGCACAATCACAAAGACCAGCAGCAGGTTCAGGTTCAACACCTCCACCAAGACCAGCATCGTCTGCTCCAGTTCTTTCAAAGAAAGACGGAGTAGAAGGAACAGGAGTTGGTGCTAATTTTAAAGCAAGAGCATTTACTGCCACAGAGAAGTCCCGTTATGCAAGTGTTGCCGCACAAAATGCAGCAAGGAATTCTGCATCATCGGCACCAAAACCCCCAACACCAGCAATTGGAAAGTTAGGAAACACTTCATTTGAAAGAAGAACACCAACTTCTGCTGAACTTAAAGCAGCACAAGGAGAAAGAGCAAGACAAAAATCTGCTGGAGAAAATACTAGTACAAAACAGAATTCAGAAAAGGCACTTCAAGCAGCACAGAAGACCAATCTTCCTACAACTGGACCAACTTCTGCAACCCCTGATTTGGGAAGTATAGGTAGAGATCTAGCACGAGCAAACACAGTACAAAATTTGAATAGAGCACCCGCAGGTTCTGCGGCTGCTAAAGCATTACCAGTAAAACCAGCACCAGCACCTACACCTTCACAGATTGCAGGTGCTTCTCAAGGAATTGAACCAAAACCTATAAATAATACAAAGACTAAACCAATACAAATGAAACCAGAATCTTACGAATGGCCTTCTGCAAAAACAATTAGAGATATTGCAGGTGCTTATGCTTCAATCTACGAAGCAAAGAAAAAAGACCAAGACCAAGATGGTGATAATGACTTTGCAGATGTAAGAATTGCAAGAATGATTGCATCTGGAATGTCTAAGGCAGAAGCAATCGCAGCAGTTAGAAATAAGTCATATAATGAAGAAGTTGAGATTGATGAAGCAACTGCGATGGCTAAGAGAGGTCATGATGAAACCGAAATTCGTAATAAGATTGCAAAATCAACAGGTGGAGGAGAGGCTGCTGATAGAGCAACTGCATTAGCAGATAGGCAAACTTTTAGAGGTAGTGGATCGGCAAGAGATAGATTTGCAAGAACACAGAGAGGTGATTTCCGTAAGACAACTTCTTCAAATCCTGGTCTTCACGGATATGCTCACCAGTCCAATGACCCTGCCGTAAAAGCAAAGCAGGCAGCAAGAGGAGCACAAAGAGGTGTTCTGACCCCTAGAGAGAAAAAGCAACTCAATAGAGAGTCATATGAAGCATATGAGTTTGTAGCATCATATCTTCTTGAAAATAATTTTGCATCAACAGTTGAAGATGCAAATGCAATTATCAACAATATGAGTGAAGGTTGGTTCAACCAAATTATAGAAGGATAAAACACTTTTATTATAATACACCAAGCACCTCTTGACAGGTGCTTTTTTTATGACTATAATCACTCTGTTAGGGTTGAAGATAAGTTATATCTATAAATAACTTGAATATTATTAGGGACCCAGATGAGTTATGAAAACCCTTGGTTATATCAAGGAAAAGTTTTTGAGACAGAAGATATTCAAGAGAATTTTGGATTTGTTTATTTGATAGAATTTTTTTAGAATCATAAATTATTTAAACTCTTTTCTTTGTAAAATATCAATATTTCTATTTTTTTGGTATATTGAAAGACCAGAAGCAGTAGAAATATATCCAGTGATTAAACATTCCCATAATTTTAAATTATGATTTATTTTATTTTTTATTGTTTTTAAATTTATAGGATTCCCATCAACATAAAATATTTTATTTTTTTCAATTAATTCTATATACTTGTTCCAATGAATATCTTTTTCTTTCATATAAGAAATTACACTATCCCAAGTGTTAATTCCATCTGTTATTGCTTTTTTTCTTGACGAAAATAATTTTTCTTTATGTTCATCGGTAAGTTTTGAACCATACATAGGATTTCCTTCACCAGAAAACATCTCACTTAATTTTTCTCTAACTTCTGGTCTTTTTGCTGGATTGTTTTCTCCAATCATTCTATCTTTTGCCAATTCTCTAAATTTATCATTCTTTAATACTACTTCATATATCCCTGCTCTTTCGGTTACAAAAAATCTTCCTTCAATATTTGTATTATAATATTCGTCAGTCATTAACACATTTCTTTTAAATTGTTCATAAGTTTCAAAATAAGACATAGATTTTTTGTGAGGACATAGATAAAGTATTTCTCTCAAGAAATTTTCTTTTCCAATTAAATTAATATCTTCCTTTAATCCATCACAAGAGCCATAATAATGTCTCCAATCACTTTCTTTCTTTTTTCTTCTTCCAGTTTTTCTATCTTTTTGACGAGTCCAAAAATGTTTCTTACCAACATACTTTTTATTATTCGTGAGATTAGTAATTAAATATACAAACCCTTCCATTTCTTTTGGGATTTCAATTAAATCTTCTTCGTTATATTTCCATTCCATAAAAATACTTTCTTCCGTTAAAATTATTTATAGAAAATACTTTTGGTCTTTTGTAACATAGAACAACATAAGGGGTATGTTGCTAAAATTTTGAACGTGTGATAGGATATAAACATACTTTCAAGATACTTTAGGAAGGATTACTTCAATGAAACTTCACGTCAAGAAAATGTGCAATGATGTGATTAATAATCATATTGACCGTATGCATTCTTTATGTGATGAAAAAAGAATTAAAGATGCCGAAAGTGTTTATAGTGAAATTCGTGATTGGGTAATTCAAAAAGAAAATCTTGAAGTATTATCTTTGGAATATATCAGTGGTTATTTTGTAGATTTTGAATAAAATCTAAATAATCTGATATAATGAAAAAATCCTTAAGGATTCCTATTATGAGTAGGTTTTAATATTATGAGTTTTTGATCGTGACAATTAGAGCCGTGGAAGGTGCCTCCCGAGAGGGTTGGTATACCCCCCTTCTATACGGATGTAGAGTTCAATTATTTTAAATGCAATCAATCTTTACAGTAGCCTTGCCCCTTTTGGCAACGGTTACAACCAGCACGGCATCACTGCCATTCGTCAAATACAAGATGCAAGGTCCTCCTCCACCATTGGAAGAACTAACCAAATTGAATCTTGTAGATGAAAAGAAGACAGCAATCCGAGAGGTTGCTCCCGAAAAACCAAAAGAGAAAAGGTTAATTTGTAAAGGGTGTTCAGAACATGAATCACTTGCCTTGGATTATTTCCAAGAACAAGGAATTAAAGACAGAAACGCCCTTGCTACTATCCTGGGCAATATTAAGCAGGAATCTATGTTCGTCCCTAATATTTGTGAAGGTGGTAGTAGGACTCAGTACCATCACTGCGGTCGTGGTTATGGTCTGATCCAATGGACATCTGCCGATCGTTATTATGGATTGGGTGATTTTGCTAAGAGATTTGGTGGAAATCCATCATCTTTTCAAACGCAACTTGGTTATCTAACGACTGAGGTTCAATGGAAACGAATTGCTGACAGGATGAAAACTCCTGGAAAATCTATCAATCGTTACATGGACTATGCGTATAGTTGGATTGGTTGGGGCATTCATGGTGCTCGCACATCTTATGCTCATGAATATGCTTCTAAACTGATCACGGTAGAAGTTTGATAAAATAGAATAAATGTGGGGAGTTCTGTAAATCTCCCCCTTAATAAAATTTTAATTGACTTAAGACCTAAAGTGTCCTAAGATACTTTTGTCTTAAGGTTTGCTTAAGACCTCCTAAATAACGAAGATTTACTTTGTTGTAAATCTTCACAATATCGTTTAGTATATAAAAACATTTTTATGAAAATCAAACAACTGATGCTTGCACCCGTTGCCCTTGGTATGATTGCTCCTGCTGCTGCGAATGCCGCAGATCTTAATATTGCAGCAGTCAATCAATACTCTTCTGAGCAGGCAACAAGCGTCACTCAATTCTCTGATGTTCAACCTTCCGATTGGGCATATCAGGCACTCAGCAACCTTGTAGAGCGTTATGGTTGCGTTGCTGGTTATCCTAACGGCACTTATGGTGGTGGTAAGGCAATGACCCGTTATGAGGCAGCAGCACTTCTGAATGCTTGCCTTGATCGTGTAACCGAAGTGACTGATGAACTCCAACGTCTTTCGAAAGAGTTTTCTGAAGAACTTCTAGTTATTCGTGGTCGTGTTGATAAACTCGAAGCACAAGTTGGACAACTTCAGGCAACTCAGTTCTCCACTACATCTAAATTGCGTGGTGAAGCAACCTTCGTTCTTGGTGGTGTAGAAGGCGCTCGTCTTGCTAATAATTCTAACGTTGGCAACACAGCATTCAACTATGATGTTCGTCTGAACTTTGATACTTCCTTCACGGGTAAGGATTTGCTGAAGACTCGTCTGCGTTCTGGTAATTTCTCCAGTCAACCCTTTGGTTCTTCCTCTTCTCTGTTCAAACTGGATAAGGCAGAAAGTTTTGCCAATGCTGTACAACTTGACCGTCTGTACTATCAGTTCCCTGCACTTGCTAAAGGTGTGACTCTGACTGCTGGTGCTCTGGTTCGTAACACTGAGATGTCTTGGATTCCTACTGCTTATAAGTCTGACATTCTGGACTTCTTTGCTGTTGCTGGTGCTCCCGGTGTCTACAACAAGGCAACTGGTTCTGGTTTCGGTGCTCAGTGGGCACAACCTACCAAGAAAGGTAAGGGTGGTTTCGTTGCTGGTGTAAACTATGTTGCCCAGAACGGTTCTGATTCTAGCAAAGGTGAATTTGATGAATCTGGTGCTCTGAATACTCTGGCACAGTTTGGTTATCGTGCTCCTCAGTACGGCATTGCATTTGGTTATCGTTATGGTACTGAAGGTACTCGTGTTCGTACCTTCAACGGTGTTGCTGGTAATGCTGGCACTCTTGCTGCTAATCAAACCTCTAATGGTTATGCATTGAATGCTTATTGGCAACCTAAGAAGGCAGGCATTGTTCCTTCAATCTCTGGTGCCTATGGTTGGAACACTGTAGAAGGTCCTGCTACTCCCCGTGCTGCTACTAAGTCTCAGACTTGGTTTGCTGGTGTCCAGTGGGCAGATGTGTTTGCTAAGGGTAATGCTGCTGGTTTTGCCATCGGTGCTCCTGGCAACGCTGCTTCCCTTAAAAAGGATTCCCTGATGTGGGAAACCTTCTATCGCTATCGTGTGAGTGATAATATCAGCATCACTCCTGCAATCTTCTATGTCTCTAATAATCAGGGATTCAAGAATGCTTCCTCTAACTATGGTGGTGTAATTCAGACCCAGTTTAGGTTCTGATATTTTTTATATCTCAATCCCCCCTATGGGGGATTTTTTTTATGGATAAAAAATTTTTCTTTCTTATAAATACTTCAAAAAAGAAGTATAATGGAAAAATTGTTTAAACTTTTAAGTGATGCTCAGGCATCACTTTTTTTGCTATTTCAAAAAACATGGGTTTATCATTGGCATATTGTTGGACCTGATTTTAAACAAATTCATGATTTGTTCGGTGAGCAATATTTACAAATTCAAGAAGAAGTTGATCGTATCTCAGAACATATGAGATTTTTGAATATTAAACCAATTAGTTCTTTGTCTAGAGTTTTAGAAGTTTCTGGTGTTGGAGAAGCAAAAACTAATATTTCTGAAATGGAAATGATTAAAGATTTGCTTGAAGGTCATAAAAAGATTATAGATATGTTAGGTGAAGTTGCTGAAGAAGCAGAAAATCAAAAATCAAGAGGAACTGTCAATATTGTTGATGATCTGAACGAAGCACATGGAAAGTTTGTTTGGATGTTGAGATCTTTTCTTGAATAAAAAAAAATAATGTTATAATATGAAAACTTGACAAATTAAAGGAATATACTAAAATGTTAAAGATTAGATGTAAAATGTGCAA